AGCTTGAAAGTTTAGAGTCTGGTAAAGGTTTAAATTCTTTTCTTAATAATTTCCTAGATAAGGGATTATCAGGTAAGATTATAAAAGGTGTTACAGGTAAGACTGTTATGGAAAGCAGTATTAATTCTTTAAAAGACGAACTTAAGAAAAGAAAAGATATTAAAAATGGAGGAGGTTCGTCAAATTCATCAACGGATGCCAATGCAACTACTTCGGGTAATAGCTTTTCAGAATTTTTAGCTAATATAGTGACGCCTTTTGATGGTGCTTCATACGTTAATGGTCAGCTTGTAGACGATGATACAAATAATCCTATACTTCCTGGTGGGACTACAGCAACAGGTAATGTCATTTCAGGTTCTGCTAACAATCCAAATAATGATATTACTCCTAGTAATAGTAATGACGATGGCCCGTCACTAGCAAGCCGAATGCAAGACAGAGCCGCTGAAAAAACTGCTGAAAAAGCTGCGAAGATAGAAGTAAGTGCTGATAAGGTAGGTGGTTCACAAGCTGCAGCATCTGCTGCAAGCTCTACTGATCAAGAACTAGAAGAACAGTATGGCAGTGGTTTAAACAAAGGCGGCTTTATCTCTAAGCGCTCCAAGAAGAAAAACAAATAAACGAGGACACCCAGTAATGATGCTGGCCCCTAATAATAATAATAAGGAAACAAACTATGGCTGAAGCCCAAGCACAAGAAACTACGTATATCAAGAACAACCGTAATGCAGAACGTATCGCAAAAGAAGAGGCAGAGCTTAAAGAGCTTATGAAGAATCATGTCGGAGCAGAACAAGAAGAACCCGATAGCGAGGGAACTGAGGAAGCCCAAGTTCAGGATGAGAGTAATCCCGAACAAGAAGCTACCAAAGAGACACCTGAAGCACAAGAAGCAGATGACAAAAGTCTGACTGCTGAAGAGCGCAGCTATAAGAAACGCTACGCAGATATACAAAAGCACTTGGCTAAAAAAGAGTCAGAGTTTAAAGACCGCATAGGAAGCCTTGAAGGTCAGCTAAAGAAAGCTGCTAACAATGAGCTTGTACTACCAAAGACAGATCAGGACATTGAAGCTTGGTCAAAGAAATACCCTGACGTAGCATCCATTGTTGAGGCTATTGCAGACAAGAAAGCGCAAGAGCGCTCAAGTGACTTAGACAGCCGTATGCAGGAGCTAGAAGAGCTACGTGTTACAGCTAAGAAAGAAAAAGCAGAAGCAGAGCTAATGAGCTTTCACCCTGACTTTAAAACTATTCGTGGTGATGACGCATTCCACAACTGGGCAGAGGAACAGCCTAAGTGGGTACAGGATGCCTTGTATGAGAACCTAGAGGATGCTAAGTCCGTTTCTCGTGTGATTGACTTATACAAGTCTGACAAAAACATTACCAATAAGAAAGATAACTCTAGTGATAAGGCAGCAGCAAGCTCTGTCAAAGCTAGAACAAGAAATTCCCCTGAGACAGACGATACTGCAGCACAGTGGCGCGAATCTCAAGTGAATAAAATGTCTACTCGTGAATATGAAAAACATGCAGATGCTATCATGGAATCAATTCGCAGTGGAAAGTTTGTCTATGATATGAAATAGCTATTGACTTTTAGTTAATTGTAGATATAACTATCTTTACACAAACCGAAAAGAATTACCCATTTGACTATAGGACCAAACTAATAGGGGTTGCGCTACCTCTACAAGTATGATACCCTAAAAAGAACGGCCCTCTTCATTCGGATATGAATGTGTAACTATATTAACCAGCCATTCATCATCTAAAGGAGAATATAACATGGCTTTTTCAACCGCAACAGGGTACGGGAACTTACCAAATGGTAACTTCAGCCCTATCATTTACAGCAAACAGGTACAGCTTGCGTTTCGCAAGAGCGCTGTAGCTAATGCTATTACTAACAACGACTATTTTGGTGAGATCGCAAACCAAGGCGATACCGTTAAAATTATGAAGGAACCAGAGGTTTCCGTGAAAGAGTACACACGTGGTGCTCAGATCACAGCCCAGGATCTTGACGATGAAGATTTTCAGCTTGTAGTAGACAAAAGCAACTACTTTGCTTTCAAGATTGACGATATCGAAGAGGCACATAGCCATGTCGATTTCATGCAACTTGCAACTGATCGTGCAGCCTATCGTTTGGCTGACCAAATGGACCAAGAATGCCTTGGCTATTTGTCTGGTTACAAGCAGTCTGCTTTACACGCTGATGCAGATGCAGTCAATGACGTAACAAACGGCACACTCGCTGTAGATACTGCTGGTACTGACGAATTGTTGACAACTATGAAGCTACGCAAGGATTCATTTGGCAACATCACAACAAGCTCTGCAGGGGATCACTCTATTCCTTTGACACCTCGCTTTGGTGGCGCTACTGCTGCAAGCACATCTGTTGCATCACCTTTGCAGGTTATTGCACGTATGGGTCGCTTGCTTGACCAACAGAATGTTGACTCTCGTGGTCGCTGGCTGGTCTTGGACGCTGTATTCATGGAACTCTTAAAAGACGAGGATTCACGGGTACTAAATGCAGATCAGGGTGGCTCAGGTCTCCAGAATGGTCTTGTATTAAACAACCTACACGGCTTCCGTATCTACCAGTCAAATAACCTTCCTTCAGTAGGTACAGGCTCAGGTACGTCAGGTTCAGCCAACCAAGACACTAACTACGGTGTGATTGTTGCTGGACACGATTCGGCTGTTGCTTCTGCAGAGCAGATCAACAAAGTTGAGTCATATCGTGACCCAGACTCATTTTCGGACATTGTCCGTGGAATGCATCTATACGGCAGGAAGATTCTTCGTCCAGAAGCAATCGTAACTGCTAAATATAACGCAGCGTAAGGGAGGATAAACTTATGGCTACTTTAACTACATTTTTAGCACCCACTCGTGGAGCAGGTAATCCTTCACGGAAGCCTTACATGATTGAAAACACTCTTGACCTCACTGCAAGTGCGGTTGATTGTTCAGCTGGTGACATTATTCAGGCACTTACTATTCCTGGTAATACTGTCATTCTATGGGCAGGTATTCAAGTAATGGAATCTGCTACTATGAACACAGGTTCTAACGCTACTGCTATTCTTGGTACAGCGGTTGACCCTAACGAGTACGTAGCTGCGTTTGATATTGATGGTGCTGCAGATCTTGCATACGCACCAACAGTAGCTCAAGCAGGTGTTCTTGTCAATGCTGTTGCAGATACAATGGACGTAACCTTTGCGGGTGACGGTGCAACCTTCAGCGCAGGTAAACTACGTGTTTACTGTATGTTGATGGATGTCTCTGAAGTCGGAGACCATACTGCTCAAACAGTAGATCGTGATACACTGGCTTAATTGCTAAACTAAGGGGGGCTGGGAAACTAGCCCCTCTAACTTTGCTCAAAGGAAGTTCTTTCATGGCTACATACATCAATCTAGTAAATCAATTACTTAGACGCATAAATGAGACAGAGCTAGACGCAGCTGGGTCAGGTTTTTTAGATGTACGTAACTTACAAGCGCTTTCTAAGGATGCTATTAATTCAAGCATAAGAGAAATATTACAAATATCACAGGAGTGGCCTTTCACTCTTACTACTAATACACAAACATTAGTTGTTGGTACGGGTGTGTATGACTTTCCTGCAGACTTATCAAAGGTAGATTGGGATACTTTCTACATTAAGAAAAACGAAACACAACAGAACGAGCCTCGTAAGCTTCCTGTAATTACATTTGCAGATTACCTACGTAGCTTTAGACCTATAGAAGATATTGGCGGGGCTACGTCTAGGTCTGTACCTCTGCGTATTTACCAGACACAAGATTCTAAGTTTGGTGTTACACCCATTCCAGATGCTGCCTATGATATTGAGTATCGCTACTATTCCTTTCCTGCTGACCTAACAGCATTCAATGATGTGTCTGTGATACCTCAAAGGTTTAACACAGTTGTTATTGATGGAGCTATGATGTATCTTATGCGTTTTCGTTCCAATGATCAGAGTGGGCAGATCCATGAGAAGAAGTTTATGGATGGTATTGATAACATGCGGCGTCTACTACTTGATACACCCTTGTATATAACTTCTACTGTAACAGGTAGACATTTTAACTCTGTAACTGGTGCTCAATAATGGCAGAACAACTATCCACGTTTGCTACACCTTGTAGTGGTGGACTTTTCAACAACCTAGACCCCCTTACTCACGGTGGTCAGTTTGCTGGATCAGCTTATAGACTAATTAATTATGAACCTGCTCTTTTGGGCGGGTATCGCCGTATTAGCGGTTATTCAAGATCTTATGGTGAACTTACAGGTGACTCAACTAATAGTGTCCCTGTTTTGGGGGTGCATGTTTCTGCTGATGTACAACAAGGTATATTCGGGACAAGAAAACCTGCTAGTGGAAATAACTACTTGCATTGGTATAACCACTACTACACGGTTGTTGTAACCAGTGGTGAGGGTACTGACCTTACAGTTGGTGAAACAGTTACGGGTGTTGTAAGCGCAGCTGATGACTCAGGTGTAGCAGCTACAGGTACAGTAATATCTACTTCATCTAACAGCGTTGTTATTAACTTTGGAAAACTACCTACTGCAATATTCGCTACAGGTAATATTATTACAGGTGGTACATCTGAAGAGTCAACTGCAGTTACCGCAACCCCTACAGTTATAGGCTGGACTGCTGTAGACTCTAGCCTTGTAGCTAATGATAGGAATGGCGTATGTGCTGCACAGACTACTAGTGGCGCAGCTAACCTAGCTATTAACGGCGCTCTGCACTCAAGCAACACAATTAATTTTACTACTGCTGCATCTTTACAACCTAGAAAGGTTACTATCTTTTCTGCTGGCGGTGATGTATCAGGTATAACTCTTACTGTTACAGGAACTGATTATCTAGGTGTGGCACTAGTTGAAATAATAACAGGCCCAGCAGCAGATGCTACAGTAACAAGTACAAACTTTTTTAATACAATTACTCAGATAGCAGCCAGTGGTGCAGTTACAGGCAATATTGAGGTAGGCTCTGGTGCTGGTCAGTACAGACCTGTTGCTCCTACTATGACAGGTGTTACACAAGTACGTTTTGAAAACTTTAACTGGGGCGCTCCTAAGTTTGCATTGGTTGATGGTATTAACCCAGCTGCTACTTATGATGGTAGTAACTACATACAGATTACAGATAGTAATGCTCCTACTGACCCTACACTAGTTGCAGTTTTTAATAACCACTTATTCTTAGCTGGAGATGCTGGAGAACCTTACCACCTACACTTTAGCTCACCTGTAGCTGAAACAGACTTTAACCCTGCAAACGGAGCGGGAGTAGTCAATGTAGGTTTCAAGATAACTCAGATCAAATCTTTCCGTGATCAACTATATATCTTTGGTGCAAATAATATTAAACGCCTAGTAGGAGATAACCAAGCTAACTTTGTGTTACAAAATGTAACAAGTAACTTAGGGTGTACGGCTCCAGATAGTGTAGTAGAGTTTAATGGGGAGCTTATATTCCTAGCCCCTGATGGTGTACGTCCTATATCAGCTACAGATCGTATTGGCGATATTGAGCTTGCTTCTCTATCAAAACCCATTCAGTCTATCTTTGATTCATACACTGCAAACGAAGACTTAACTACAATTAAGACAGTTGTACTAAAAAAGAAGTCTCAGTTTCGTATGTTCTTTCAAGATCAAGAATCACTAGGTATTATTGGGGGTGTTAGACGTAGCGGTGATGCTGGTAGAGGTTTTGAGTTCTCTCAGATTGTTGGCATAGAAGTTAATCAAGTTGCAAGCGGGTATGTAGATAAAGAAGAGTTTATCATACATGGAGACTCAGCTGGATTTGTATCACGACAAGAGACAGGCGAAGACTTTAATGGCGCTGCTATATTTAGTTACTTCCAGACTCCCTTTATCTATATGGGAGATCCAGAGGTTCGTAAGACTATCTATAATATTAATACTTACATGCGGTCAGAGGGCTTAGTTAATATAGCAATGGGTATTGAGTATGACTATGGTGATACGTCTTTAACTCTAGCCTCTGACTACGCTATAACTACGCAAGGTGCTGCAGCTTTCTATGATAAAGCTAAGTTCGATTCAGAAGAAATATACGATGGTAATCCCTCTCCTATCAGGTCAACAAACGTGTCAGGTTCAGGTAAATCAATATCAATTAAATATGTAACAAATGGGACAGACCCTAGCCATACCATCCAGGCTTTCTCTGTTACATACGGTCTAGGTGACAGGAGATAAAATATGGCAGGTTATTCACGGCAGTCTACTTCAGATATCGTACCTACAGCAGTCGTTAAGGCTGCACCTATTAATGCAGAGTACAACAAGCTAAGAGATGCTTTTACTTATAGTAGTTCCGCAACTACAGGTCACAGGCATGATGGTGATAGTGACGAAGGTTCCTTTGTACCTTTAATAGCTGACCCAGATGGTTTAAATAAAATAGTTGTTGATACTGGTAATAATAGGCATGGTGTCTTTGTTGAAGTAAGTGGCTCTGCAGTAGAACAGATACGTATTTCAGATGGTCTTATAGCCCCTGTTACTGATAATGATGTTGATCTAGGTGGATCTACTTTAGAGTTTAAAGACTTACACCTAGATGGCACTGCTCATATTGACACGCTAGACGTTGATGCAAACGCTGGTATTATTGGTGCGCTTACCG